CCGTTACTAACTAGGGTGGTCCATTTACCGGCTGTGTTAGCAGAGAAAAGAGTGGCAGCAGCAGTAGTCGTTGCGAGGGGAACTACGTTAGAAGCAGCCGAGGTCACCGCTCCCGTATTGATTGTCTTTAAACTCAAAGTGCGACCGGGGTAAGACGATGCAGTCGGTAACGTGACTGAGATGCTTGAAGCAGAGTTAAAAATAATGAATACACCTGTTTCGGGGACAGTAAACGTCGCTGCTGTGACAGGAGTAGTGACGTTAGCCACAGCCAAAGCGGTGTTCTTATTCAAGTAGTCAAGGGCGGTATTAAGTGTTGCCCCCCAGTTGGACTGACCAATGGTTGGTTTTACAAGTGACATTATTACTCTCCGTAGTTTCCAGAGCCGTATCCACCGGCTCCATAGATTGACAGTCTTGGTTCTTCTTTAACAGGCAAAGCTTTAGCAGCAAACTGCGGGTCGTTAACCAGTTCCTCAGGGTTAACTTGGTTGCAGTCAATTGTAACGACGGCGTAGTTTTCCCCAAAGATTCCGCGAGGAAGTACGCGGGTAGGTACAAACACCTGTCCCCGGTAAACAATTCGGTCTTTAATGTGGGACGTGGGGGTGCTCAGTACTCCGGGAATCAAGCGCTGAATTTCACCCACGTTAACGACAAGACGGAGCGTGTCGGAGACGTAGAACCCGCGCTCATTCATTACGTTTGTAGACCGCGTAAGTTGAGCCATTACCACCGGAAGTTTAAACGGCTTGGTCCAACGACGCCCGAGCTTTTCCCCGCCAACAGCTACGCCAGAGTTAGAGACGTCGTAAATGTCGTCCACAACCTTTGAGTAATTCTCTTCGAGGTATATCTCGGACCACTCCCACCAGTCAACCTCTTGACCGATTGGGTAACCCAGCTCTTCCGAGATTCCCTCGTAAATTGACTTGCCTTCGTAGTCGATATTGAACCGACCTTGAATAAGTTGTCCTCGCATGTCAATTCCTAACTAAAAGATGCCCAGCTAGTACCGGTGTACCTGCTAGCTACGCTAATGTCTACCCAATTTGTTCCGTCGTAACGTTTACCAGTCAAGTTACTCCGCCAACCACTCACAGTTCCGCCCGAGGAGTAGGTTCCAGTGCTTGCGGTCCCTACAGTAAATGTGTTTGTTGATACAACTGTAATTGTCCCAGAAATATTGAATGAAGTAGGAGTAACCCCTGTAATTGTGACAGGGTCATTTTGTGAAAATCCGTGACCATTAGACGTAAAGGTGGTGGTTGAACCAGAAGTTGCTTCGCTAATTGAAGCAGTTACATACCGGCGACCATAGGCAGAAACAAAAACAGAGGACGAAGTTACTGTTGCAGAATTACCTGTTGAGTTAGTTGCGTAAGCTCTGAACAGGTAGTTAAACCCCGGGGTTAGGTTTGTGTAGGTGTAGCTCAAAGACGTCATGCTTTGAGGATTTGTCCACGTCGTGCCATCAGTAGAGCGTTCGACGGTGTAGCCCGTGATAGTTGCTCCACCATTTGTTGCTGAAGCTGTAACGGTTACGGTAACGCTCAATCCAGAACGAGACGTAGAGATTGAGGCAGGAGCAGACGGAACACCGGCTTTAAAGGCAGAAGCACTCCATGCGCCATTTCCCCATGTGTTGCTTTGGTTAGATACTGCGCGGGTTCGGAAGTAGTACCCGGTAGTCGAAGACAGAAGGTTCTTACTACTAACCCGAGTTGCTCCGGCTCCCATACTGGTGATGTTATTACCCCACGTCGTATTGTCCGTGTTGTAATCGTAGTCATACCGAGTCGGCGCAAGACTCCCGTTTGATGTAGGGGTGGCGGATGTAATCCCAATTGTGGTAAACGGAGATGTTCTAGTTAGAGTAGGTGCTGCTGATGGGGCGCTTGGTCCCGTAAAGGAGGTAATGTTTTCAGATACAGAAACACTAACAGACCCAATTTCGCTTGAATTACCAGAAAATGACGCAGACCCAGCTATTGGACCCGCTGTCCCATTAGAGTTGTGGTTAATAACAAAGGACCCACTGGTGGAGCGAGGAAAGTACGGGCTACCGAGAACGCCGCTACCAAAGTCGTAGCTTTGACCACTAGCAGACGCCCTACTCACGCCGTTTACGGTGACAGACCAACTTCCCTCAGAGTTAGACCAGCCTCCAAGAGACGCGTTCCCATCGGTTACAGAGGCTGACCAGTTTACGGTTGTCTGATTATCCGCAGGAGATTGAGTCCCCTGAGTAACGGATAGAGTTAAATATGCTTTACTGGATACGCTACTCCCAGCTCCAGAGCTTGCCATTTATATCACCAGAACCAAAGGTCACCCACCGCAGGGGTATACCCCGTAATGTTGCCGCTGGCTGGTTGCGCAGACTGCACAAAGATACGCAGAGTAGACCGTGCTCCAGCGAGTCCCGTTCCAACAGGGTCTGCTCCGGGGTCAATTCCTAAACCACCGTTTCCTCGTGGCAAAATTCCGCTTACGTTAGTAGCGTCAGTTAGCGTGACTTTGCCCGCACTCAACACCCCGGTAGACGGATTGACTTTAATTATTGCGTTACCGGAAGATTGCAAAGCTTCGTTTGTAAAGGTTACAGTACCTGCCGTTGCCAAGTTTCCCGCAGTAGTAACTGAGAAGCCAGACGCACCAACAGCAAGCGTTCCGGTCATATACGCGTTAGCAGACCCCTGAACAGTTCCGTCAGCTTTAAGGAAACTGTTTGTAACTGTCGTCAAAGCAAGCGTTCCAGCAGTAGTCGGCAAGTTCAGAGACAAGTCGCCCGATGCCACCGGAGCAACAACAGACGTCTTGAATGAACCGCTGGACTGAGTAAGACTTACCCCACCCGCAGCAAATGTTGGTGTAGTAATTTCTGGGCTACCACTAAACACCAGTTTTCCAGCGGAACCAGTGGCATCCGTAACCACCGCTAAAAGCTGGGCGGAGGTAGTCGTGGCAAAGTACGTGGTACTTACTGTGGGGAACACCCAAGAAGGAGCAGTTCCAGTAGAGACTAGGGTCTTATTGGTGCTGCTTGTTGCGCTCAAGAAAGCGGTTGTACCGCTTGCACTTTGGTATACAACAGCGCCCGTAGAACCGCCAAGAATAGTGTCCGTAGTATCCGACTTAACGACAACAACATCCGAAGATGAACCCCACGCAGTCCCACCACTTCCGCCAAACTTAAGTTTTTTTGTAGTAGTGTCAATACCAATTTCGCCCTCAGCAAGGGTCTTTGTACCGCTAGTCCAGTTTGAAGTAGTGTCGCGGCGAAGTTTAATCGTAGTAATAGCGGTCATGAATAACTCCTAAGTCTTCCTTCTATTTTGACTGATTAGCTTCTGAGTTATGGGCTAACTACCGGGGGAATGAGGTACGCGTAAATGTCGTCCTCCGAATAGGTGACCTGTGTCCCGTTGTACTCCCCACGCACATCGAGTAGGTTGACATCTTTTTCAAGGTAAATCACAGGATAACCTCGCTAGCGCGAACGGTAAAGAAGTTGCCTTCGCTAATGACCAAGTACTCATCGGTAAAAGGATTTCGGGTCCTAATTTGCCACCACGTGCGGTTTGCCAGTCTGAACGTCTGGTCAGAAGTCAACGACATAGTGAACACGTAATTTTGCGAAGCATTCACATCAACCATTCCAGAAAGTCCGGTCAAAGACAGTGCTGTCGTCGGAGTACCTACGACCTTAAAAGTATTAGAGGTGACGGGGGATGTGATGGTATAAGTTCCATTAGTTTCTGAGTTCACACCAGTAATAACCACAGAAGTACCAACTGTCAAATTGTGGTCAACGCTAGTTGTAAACGTAATGACGTTGGTACTAGCCGTGCGCGATGCACCAGTGATTGTGTAGTTAGAAAGGCTGGAGGAAACCCCCAGCTCAAAGTTTTGTATCAGTTGTACTGAGCCGCGTTGCTGAACCAGACGTGCGACGAAGCTCTTGCCCGCAAAGTTGCCCGTCAGAGCCACTGTGCCGCTGTATGCGCGACCTTGGTACGCGGTTATCTCGCCAGCTTCGGTTGGGAATGCTGGTCGCATATCGCCGTACGTAGGCTCTGCAAGGTGTACGCGTTGCGGGAACGAGCGGTCGTCCACCTCCATCGGCTTGTACACCGGAACATACCGGTTGGTTGCTTTAGAGATTCGGCGGAAAGTAAACACGTCGATGGAGTAAAGACCCACACCAAGTTGCACACAAAGGTCTCGGTACTGAGATTGGCGAGCGGTAATCATGTCCATCAACTGGCGATACCGCTCAGAACGAGGGATGCTCACACCGTCGGGAGCGGCAATGTCAATGTCAAAAGCCGCGTCAGTTGCTAGCGTGTATAGCGCAAGCGTAGTTGCATATACGGCTACCGGGTACTCTTCAATAATAGGGAGGTTGTCTACTAGAATCTTTCGACCCAAAGTGTCTACGTGCTTTGCACTGTGCTCTCCCACAGCCGTGTTAATAAGATTGGAAAGCTCTGCCCCTGTAAAGTACCGGTAATAAGTCCCACTAACAAGAAACTCCACACCCTCAAGCGGCACCTCTGTGGTCTCATCAACAAGACTAGGGAACTCTGCGTAGGGGATAGTCATGACAAGAACACCCGTGGACTCTTCCACGTATGCGTAATCTGTTACAGCAACTCCGTTTGCTGTAACAAGCACACTCGTCGCATCCAGCGGGGCGTAGTGCAGACGAAAGCGGTTGCTTGTTCCGTCAGCGGTAAACTGCGTAACAAAAGACTTGCCAATGTCACCGAGTTCGACCCGGACTCTGGCAACCAAACTGTTGATGTCAGCCACAATATCTCCGTAATCCTTCTTTATCTATGTTCCCTGAAATTGCTGAATAATACAGGGCAAATAAATCCGCCCTACAAGAAGGTGGGCATTAACCTGTAGGGCGGAAATAGTTGGGGGCAGTTATGCTCCGGGCATCCAGACGTATCCTAGACGCTCCAGATAAAGTGCCAAGTCTCGGGGAACGCGGTACTTCACGCCCTGCTTAAACGTGTACACATTTCCAACACCGTAGGTCATTTCCTCAATGTCGGTGATGGTACGTACGATTACAGTGTCATCCCGGCTGTCAACGCCTACGTTCTCGATTTCGTCAATCAAGATGGGCTGGTCGGGCTGCTTTGGGTCGTAAATGTTGGTAGCCAGTTCGACTTCCTCAACCTGACGGCTAAGCGCGATTTCATCAGCGCGGTCCTTCAGTGCCTTTGCGTTTTGCTTCGCTGCCTTTTCAGCAGCAGTTCCCGTTGCATCCAACGGGCTGGTAGGTGGATTTGCCACGATTTCATTTCTCCTTGTGTTTTAGTGAATGGGGGGAGAGCCGAAGCCCTCCCCCCGAGGTTGTCAGGACTAGTTCGAGTAGACCTTGACGATTGCTTGGTCAGTGATGACACCAAGACCCCAGATGGAGTACCATGCGAGAGCGTGTTCACGACCGAAGTCCAGAACACCGCCGTCGCGCAGCTCAACTGGGAGGCTGATGGCGTGACCGAATGCGTTGTCACCAATCATGATGGACTCGTAGACATCAGCCGTCAGAGTCGTCGTGTCGGTGGGGTACGCGGTAGCGCTCGGGTTGGCTGGGTTACCACCCTGACCGGGACCCGTGTTAGCCTTGACAGGAACTTCAACCTGATTGGCGGGAGCACCAACCTGCGAGGTGTAGTTGGTCACCGCAGAACCGATGGCGAACTTGTTCACCTGCGTGGTCTCGATGAAGACGACGTCGTAGAGACGACCAATTTCACCGAGCATGAAGTTACCCGGAGCAGCGTACTTGGTAACTTCGATGAACTCTGGGTTCGAGCGAAGGTCACGCGACTGCTTGGGGTGGATGAACTGAACGTAGGTCTCACCAATGCGAGGGATGTTCTTCGACGCAAGCGTCAGAGCAGCATCCTTGATAGCACCCGTGGTGAGCTTGTACTTACCAGCGTTCGTACCCGAACCAACCGAAGTGTTCGAGCCAGAAACAGCCGTAGCGGGGTTACCTTCGTCGTAGTTGGTGAATGCACCACCCGAGATAGCCGAACGGTCGTAACCAAAGACAGCCGAGGTAGCAGCACCGAGGGTGTTGCGAGCCTGAACGTCGAGGTACTGAGCCATGTGGCGACCGAGGAGACGCGAAGCCGATGCCATGATGTCGTCGAATGACGAGTTAAGCAGAAGCTCCGAGACTGCAACAGCGTAGCCGTGCTCGGCAACGGTGATGGCAATCTGCTCAGCGGTGAGTGCGTTCGTGGTCATACGAACACCTTCGGTGAGTGGCGTTGGGTCAACCGAGAAGTTCTTGTAACGCAGGAAGTTAACGCGAAGACCCGGTGCTACACCAAGCTCCGTCTTCTTAACAGCGAACTGCTCGAAGCGGAGGATAGGCATAGCCTGAAAGAGGATTTCCTTTGACCAAATGGTCTGGATAGCCTGTGAAAGCTGGCTGTTGGAGCCAGAGTATGCGGTAGGAGCCGAAGCAAGCTGCCCGGTTCCAGTTACAGCAGATGCTGCCATGATGTTTTCTCCTTAAAGAGAGGTTGAGGGTTGCCTTAGATAACCTTTTGGTTATCCAAAAAGCCCCTGTCCACTGTTCTTGCTTGCGCCACCGAGCAGTTTCTGTCGGTTCTTGGCGTAATCTGCCATAGACATGTTCCGGAGGTCATCCGGGGAGTTCGATAGTTGCGCCGGGTCGTTGTCGAGGGGTCCTGATGCCGGTGCCGTGATTCGGGAACCGAACATTTCCTTCCGAGTCTGCTGTGATGCTTGCGCTACAGAATCGAAAATTCGAGCAGACTTTTCCTTAAGCCCCAAGATGCTCTGCTCAATCTCATCTCGGTTGTTTCCCTGAATGAGGTCAATCAACTCAGGGATAATGTTCTCTCGCTCAGCTTCGAGTCGCTGCTGACGGTATGCTGTCAGCTCTGTGAACTCGCGCTCTTTGTCAAGAAGTGCAAATGCTCGTTCGCGTTCGTTGCGCTCTTCAGCCAACTTTGCTTCGAGTTCTTCTTCCTTCTTTTTCAGAAGCTCTTTGAATCCGAGTTCAGCCTCGGCTTCTTCCTGCTTCTTCTTTGCGTTCTCTGCCTCACGCGCAGCACGTTGTGCCTTGCGTTCCGCCTCCGCCGCTTCCCGCTCCTCGCGCTCCTTCTTCAAGGCTGCGAGTTCTTCCTTCATCTTGTCCATGACAGGGTAGAGCTTTTCCTTCTCCTGTGCACGAGCCTTGGCAATATCCTCAGCGGTGTACGAGTTCTGGGTCTGCACTTCTGCCTCAAAAACGTCGGTAGTAACGGGTGTAACTGTAGGGGCAACTTCTGCCTCTGTAATTTCGGTTTCCAATGTGGAGTCTCCTCTAGTTCTCTTGGTCGTTTTCCGTATTAATGCCACATGACCTTCTTATGTGATAACAAGTCAATCTACGAAAGATTAATTTGTCAGCCTAAATTAATGATGACATCATTTTATTTAGGTGTCCTTATCAACTGTTCTACGCTGTGGAAGCTTAGTTCCGTATGCATCAGTGACAAGCTTGTTGCGAATCTCGGCTTCACCCTGAACTTCCATAGGTTCACCATTTGTCGCCGGGTTCTGAGCAGCCTCCGCAGACGGGGGTCCGAGGATTCCATCTCCAAGAACGTCGCCAGTACCCATCATCATTGGGTCCATAGGAGTGGCGCTTCCGTCAGGACCAATCATCATTCCTGTGATGTCCATAAGTTGCTTTTGAATTTGAGCTTTGACAAGGTTGAGGGCACCGTCAGACTGAGCATCCTCAATGAGTTCCATACGAATCTCTTCGAGCTTCTCCTCGGGGAACTCCTCGCCAAGTGCGCGAAGTGCACCCTCCTTGGACTCAAGCCCCATACCCATCTTCTGCTGAAGCTCGTTGAGGAGCACCAACTTGTCGAGAGGGAGCGGTTGAGGGAACTGCGCGTAGCTTTGGTACGAGATTGGGTCGTTTGGGTCAAGCTGAGTAAGTTGCCCATCCTTGAGAGGACCGTCTACATCTGGGTTGTAGAGGAATGTCTCAGGCTCCTTAATAGCGAGGTTGAGGAGAACTAGCTCGTTAATTCGCTCAAGCCCAATACCATACTGCGCGGTCTTCTGCGCCCAGCGGTTCATCAATGGCTGGTACTGAATAGAAAGCGCAACGCCCGAGGTGTTCGAGATAGGCTGAACCTGACCCAGAGCGGTTTCCGGAATGTTCATCATCTCGTGCATAGCGGTCTTAAGAGTGTTCATGTATTCCATGGCACCTTGAAGTCCTGCGCCACCACCTTCAAGGTTGAATACATTCGCGTCCTTGGGTAGACCGCCCCAGACCTTCTT